TAATAGATGCCAAGCATACTATCCCTGTGATAATTCCTATCCATTCTCCTATCATTCCCATATTATTCTCCTATATGAAAATTAAAGGCTATCAGATTTAGTTATCATTTGGAAGTTTTTCGGTAGTTACTTTGCGGTAGTAAACCACAACATCTTTTAGTTCTGTGATGTATCTTTTGATCTCCTGCATGTTGTATGCCATGACTTCATAGTCAGGAATGGTCATAGCTAGGAACACTAACTCACCCTCTTGTTGTTCTATTCTTGCCAATTGATCTTCCCAGTTGTCAGGTGTAACAGTCATCCACTGCAATTCCTTTAGGTCAATTGCTCTAGGCATGACAGGTTGCACTATCTTGCGTTCCATAGGTTTTGCGGTTACTTGTATTTCTCTAGTCGGAAGTAGACTGCAACTGCAAGCCATTATCAAGACCATCAACATCACTGCTGATTTGCTCAATGTTTTCCATGATATGCTTTGTACCATTATTTATTTTCCTCTCCATTTTTACTGGGTCTGCTAGTATCTCAGATGCTAACTGATAGTTTTGTATAAACTGTGTATACCTATTTAATTCTTTTTGTGCAGCTTGACTCTTGACAGTAAGCTCTTGTAACTGTTTTGTCTGCATTTCAAAGTCTGCTTGCATTGTTGCAATAGCTTCTTCTTGTGTGGCAACTGCACCCTCTAAAGCTGCGTTATTTGCACTCAGTATTTGATTTTGACTATGAAAATAATAAGTTGCTAAACCTAGCATGATAATAATTCCAATTAGAATCTGTTGCATTACATATCCTCAATGATGTAATTAAGTCCGCCTGCACTTCTATACTCTATAACTTTATTGTCTAAATTGCGAAATTTAAGGTGATTTTCTTTTTGCACTAAAATCTTTTTGCTGATGTAAACCTTATCGTCTGCATCTCCATATTCCTTGTTAAAAGATACTCTTATTTGGTAGCGTTGCACAAATAGGCTAATAATCCAGTCAATAAATTTTTTTATTTCCATGTAAATATTTTTAGTGCTTCTGCTTTTCCTTTGACCATTATAGGCTCTAAGGGTTGCAAATGGTATCCGCAGTAGGCTTCTGTTTGCTCACCAATAAGAAGATCAACACCTCTTTCTTTTGTTGCACTTTCTAGCCTAGCTGCTGTATTAACTGCATCACCAATAGCCGTATAATCAAATCTGTTTTCACTACCCATGTTGCCTATGATCGCTTCACCTGAATTGATGCCTATACCTATAGCAATTCTAGGCAAGCCCTCTTGGTCAAGTTCTTTATTAACATCTTTAATGTTCTCAATAATATCTAAGGCACACTCTACAGCTACCCTACTGTGATTTTGCAAGTCTAAGGGAGCATTGAATATAGCCATCATTGCATCACCTATGTACTTATCCACCATACCGCCATGCTTCTGTACTGCAATTTGCTGTGCAGTTAAAACTTTATTCATTATGTATGTAACTTCTTCAGGCGATACGGATTCAGACAAAGATGTGAAACCTCTAAGATCAGTAAATAAAAATGTGCAGGTTCTTTTTTCTCCGCCTAGTCTTAATAGATCAGGATTTTTTTGTAATTGTTTTACCTGTCTAGGGTCAAGGTAATGCTCAAACTGTTTTTTTATCTGTTGTCTAAGTTTGTATTGTTCTCTAAATCGCATATAGAAAGCCACACTGCCAATAACAAACTGACTGATTAATGACCAACTAACATCAACCAATAAGCCCCTGTGGATAAGTGCATATCCTGTATAAGCTGTTGATATAAATATTAATAAAGCTGTGGATAAGCCTAAAGTAATACCAAGATAATTTAAGGCAAGCCATACAAGCGCACCTGACAACAAGAAAATACCTAGCTCTAAAGATATAGACCAATCAGGTATGTACAAAGAATCTTCTAGCAATATTGACTCAGACAAAGCTGCTTGTATTTTATGTGGTTCTAATAAACCTGTAGGAGTTGCTATTTGTGGCATGACACCACGAGCAGTCACACCTACAAAAACAAATTTGCCCTCAACATCCATCTCTTGCAATGTAGTTTGTGGCGTGTCTACCCAACTAATCCATTGTCTGCCGTACTTATCTAGCTTAGTGGGTGGCAATCCTCTGACTGCGATTTCTTCTATGCCTAATGCAGAGCCTTTAATTATGTATGTCTCTTGTTGAGCCAAAGTTTTAAGAACCTCAGTACCAAAAGATGCTACCCATCCATCAGGGGTTTGCATAAGCAAAGGTATTTGTCTGACCAAGTTATCAATCTCTGTGGGTGCAGATGCTATGCCTTGTGCTGCTATGACTCTAAGCATGGGTATGTTTTGCGTGACACCAGTAGCTTCTATACCAGTTATATCGTCACCCAGTATGACCGTTCCTGTAGTGGGCGGATATTCACCACTCTCACTTTCAAACATAGCTAAGACTGTTGGAGCATATCTAAGGCTTGTAGCAAAATCACTATCACCACCGAATCTATCTTTATCTGCAAAAGCGATAACCCATCCGACACCCAATGCTCCATTTTCTACCAACTCTTGTTGTATCTCGGCAAGTCTTTTTCTAGGCAAGGGATAGCCACCTTCTGCTCTGACATCCTGATCAGTAATATTTAGAACAGTAAAGAAACCAGTAGGTTCTTTTTTTGGTACTAAATAATCAAAGGTCTTGAGCTTTAATGTTTCATAAGGCGAAACAGAATAGTACAAAGGTAATCCAAGTAAGATTATAAGTATTGGAAATATTAACTTCTTCATTAATCACTTTGAGTTATAGTAATATTGCTACTACTGCCACCGTTTATCAAAACAGTTTTACTAACCCCATTTTGTATTATTATTACAGTATAGCTCCCACTTCCGTCTAAATCCAACCTTGCATTGTCATTTCCAGTACGCATAAGCGTAACCATCTGTCCTGTAATAAATGTGGTGATACCTGTTTCTGTGTCTTGACCTATCTTAGTTCCAGTAATTTTTATAGAAGTTGCATCCTGTGCCACTTCATCTTCTTGTTTACCAACTGCCAGTGAATCTATTATGTCTAACAAGTCCTCTAAGAAATTACCGTCAAGATAATTTATATCTAGTTCTGTAAATTGTATGTCAGCTTCATTATCAAGATATTCTTCAGAAAGAAAGTCAACATCAAGATCGTTGAAGTCTAAGTAGCTAGATGACTTGCTAGAGTCCTGTTGTGATTCTTCGGTAACTTTTTCTTCAGGTGGTTTAACAATAAGCATATTGTCAATAATGTCTAAGGTAAGGTCTAAAATGACTGGTTTGCTAGGCGAACTCTCAAATACTGACACTGTTGTAGCTTCAAAGGGCTTAGTTAAACGCACTGTGCCTGTCGCTGTGGCTACTTCTATCATGCCACTAGATAATCCCATAGAATCAGGCAATAAAATTATTAGAGACCGTCCTAGCTCGTCTACTGTTGCGGTGAAATCTGTTCCTAGTATTGCAATGTTTGCTGTTGGTGTCTTTAGCTTTATGTTTTTCTTGTCTATCTTGCTTAATTTGCCTGTAATAAACCTTGCCGTGCCGACACCAAAGGTTAGTGCCATTTTAGATTTGCTTGGGTCAGCATTGTAGATGTATTCATCAACAATGAGCTTTGAGTGTTCTGTCAACCTGACAGTAGAATCATCAAGAAAAGTAATAGCCATTCTGCCGTTTGATGTTACGGCTTGATCATTTTGTTGGATTGCAAACTTCAGGTCTGCATCATAAGGCTTGTCTCTTACGACTTGAGCGTTGCCTGTTAGTTCAGATATATCGCCAATACTAACAACTTGTGCTGCTACCTTGATCGTTTTGAATGACACAAACAGTACCACTAGAACCAACGCTAGTGATTTTAAGCCAGTCATTATCTTGTGTGCTTTGTTGCTGTACATTAAATGTTCTGCTACCGCCTGTGTGGTCTAAATAAAAATATCCGCCTGCATATCCATCAGCATCAAAAGTTACTGTGTTATCCGAACCATCTATGTCCATGAAGTTAGTCGCACCGTCATAGTCAATGGCTGAAGTAATAGTATTATTACTACCCTGAATAGTCCAATCAAGGTCTAGCGTTGCAGCCAAAGCTGCGGTTGCATGGCTTAGTGTGAATGTATTACCTGAACCTGTAACTTGCACATTAACATTAGAAGAATCAGCACCAAAAGTATTATTTGGGTCAGTCTGCATATTAAATGTATTAGTGTCACCAGTAAATTCAAAGAAACCAGTGTAAGAATCAGCGTAGATGTCGCCTAAAAATTTATTAGTGTTGCCTATCTGATTGATGTCCAAAGTCATGCTTGCACCATCAAGGTCTAAGGCTGTCATGCTTCCTGCTGCTGCATTAGCACCACCAATAATATTACCTGAACCAAGTTGCTCAACATCTATGTTAGCTGTAGCACCTGATTGATCAACATATATCTCATTATCTGCAGCGTTTGCTAGCATTGGGATAATAAGAAAAATATAAAAATATTTATTCATTTCCAAAATCCTCGCTCATAACCAATGTTAATGAGTTCCAATACTGCACTCTCAATTGCCTTGCTTAAGGCAATAGTGGTTGACTCATTGTAGGTCACACCGAACTCTAATTCAACTAGCTCTGTTCCTAGCTCTATAAAACGGAATACATCATCACTGTTTGCGTAGCTAAATATAGTTTTTTGTGCCAGTACCTCTACCAGTATCTCTCCTGTAGCGGTGGAAACCATCCGTAAACTCACATTGACCATGTCCTCTCGGTAAGAGACAGTCTTGCCAATGCCTAAGTATCTAGCACCGCCACCGCCAGTTCTTATATTAGAGTCGTAGGATATAACTGCCCCTTCCAATATTAAGCCTGCAAAAAGCAACGGCTGTATATCGTCCTGATCAAATTCTTTTCTAGCAGATCGTATCAGTTGTCGCTCTTTGGTAAGATTGTCCAGTCCTACCCTTTCAACGACTCTAAAGAATTCACCGTCTCCTGCGTGTTTCAATGCTCTTAGTAAAAGTGAGTTAGGTGCTTGTGTTATAGCGGTAGAAAAAAGGGCAAACTCACTGTTGCTTTTTCTTTGTCCTGTCTGATCTGTAAAGCTATTAGGGTATACGGCTATGATTGGCTTTCTTTTAGGCAATGGTACATTCTTCAATTCCTCAGACTGAATGTCTAAAATGCTTGCGTATTTGGTTTCTTTGTTTAAAAAGTTTTTAGCTAATTGTTTTTCAACTTGTATTGAAGCACAGCTAGAAAGTAAAAGAACCAATAGGCAGAGTGATTTCTGTAGTGTTGCCGTCTGCATCTGTAACTATAAGTGTTATGTATTCTCCGTCAGATTCATAAGTAATTGTATTACCCTCTAATTCAATAGTACCTTCTGTACTTGCAGTTTCTCCAAACAGATTATCTACCAGTTGCCTAGATAGCTGTGCGTATATACGACTTTCTAAATTTCTTATAAACCTTGCAAGCGTTGTGTTGTCTGCTTCCCTTGCTAATTCTTCTTGATAAGCCTTTATTTCGTCCTTGATGGCTTTGCGCCTGTTAAACTCTTGGTTTTCGGCAGTGAAGTAATGAGAGCTTGTATTTATACCACTAAAGCTCGGACTCTTGAACTTGTGAGTCATCTGATCTGCTTGAATGCTTAACGACAATACCAATGTAATTAATATACCCATCAAGCCAAATGCTATTAATTGATCGTTACTTAGTTTCTTCATTGTCCTTTAATTTTAAAACTGTATTTACTTTCTGCTGTAATCTTATCATATCTTGGTCTAAGAGCCTTAACTGATCAGTCAGCCTAATGATAGTCTTTTGCATTTCCGCTACTGCAGGGTCAATGGTTTTGGTTATAGTTATCCAAACATAGTAAACAAAGTAGCCCAAGCCAACGACCATGACAGTAGTGAAACCAAACTTATCTATTACTGCAACTATATCCATTAATCACGCCTAGCATCTATCTTGCCGTCCTCTACAAAGTTCTCTGCCCTTGCAATGCGATCTAGGTCAGGTGGCAGATTTAACGCACTAGAAACGCTTGTATCAATTCGTATCATGTCGTTGTTCATTATTGATGCCCTTGTAATAAGCATTTTTGCAATGCCCTCTACGGTCTTAATCTTGTTGACTAATCCGTTCATCATCTGTTGCATGATTAGGAATATAAAGTAACCCATGACCAAGCCACTAGCTATCGGCAACCCAACTTCTTCAATTAATGTAAACGCATCCATTTGGATTTTTACTTATCTTCTTCTCCCTTGAAGCCTTTGCTTTGTCCTGACTTACCTGAGTAGACACCGAACACTACACCCATTGCACCAACCACCACAGATACCAGTGCTGATTGCTCTAAATTGGGTTCAGGCAAGTTCATGAACCATATGACTGATTCATACATAAGGTAGATGTAGACCACTACAAAGATTCTTGGGAATATACGCCATGAGTCCACTGCCCTAGCTAGATGTATGACTTTCTGCCAAGGATTAACATTTGTTTCATCTTCTAGTTCTCTAATCTTATCTTTAAGCTGACCGATCTCCTCAATCATACCCATGAATTTTTGCAAATCCATTTCTACTTCGTTTCTATCCATGTCTCCGCTAAATCTTCCGTCTTGTTGCATAATCTACTCCTATGATGGTGGTGTTGGAAATACTACATCAGAATACTCATCATCATCCGTGTAGCTACTTGGTAAATCTCTAAGCGCCTGTCTGTATGTAACCCATTCCGCTTTCTTGCTATCTGATAATGGACTGTCAGCTGTTTGTGTCCAATCTGATTCTGTGAGCAAGGCATTTCTTTCAAAGCGTAAGCCGATCTTCCAATCAATGTTTTGCAGGACTGCAGAGCCACTGATTATTTTATAGGTTTCAGCTTCATAGATGCCTTCAATAAGTGATTCATCACTCTCTTTTGCGATCTCGTTTAATGGCAAATTAGTACTGCCACAGCTTGTGATTACGCCAGTTGATGTTTTATAAGTAGTAAAATCTGTCATTGCGTATTGTCAATAAAAACATAAAGAGATTGATAGGTTGATCTAAGTTTTGTTATCCAACGAACTCTCCAATAAACAGTTGATGCGTTAGAAGCTAGACCAGTTATCGTGCCGTTGTAAACAAAAACATAAGTTCTAAAAGTACCTGCTGAGAAAGTAACACCTTGAATACCACCTGCAGCTTGTACAAATGTGGAATTATCTACACTGTATTCAAGCACACCATTAGTGCAGTCTCCATAAACACCTGTCCATATTGCTCTGTACTTTGCATTGTTACGCACACTGCCTATGGATAACGATAGATATGTTCCTGTGGTTTGCGTTTGTGTGGTGAAGTTTGTACTACCCCTTTGAAACACGCTACCAAATACTTCTAAGGGTACAAAGGTTTCAGTCGTTAAATGACTTTTTATATCAGCAGATACATTTCCAAAGTGTTCTACATTTAATAAATCTACATTAATCTCATTACCAGTAATAGTGTTTGCAACAATCTTTGCTGCCGTAACCGCATCTGCTGCCAATTCGTCTGTTGCTATTGCACCTGCAGCTATCTGTGTGGCAGTCAGAGTATTTGCTGCAATCTCAGAAGCGGTAATTGTATTTGCAGTTATCTTTGCAGCAGTTACCGAGTTCGCTGCTAGTTCATTAGCTGTGATGGCGTTAGAAGCTATCTGATTAGCCGTGATAGTGTCAGAAGCTATCTGCGTTGCAGTTATCTCTCCTGTGCCAATCTTTGCTGCTGTGATAGCCCCTGCATTAATCTTGGCTGTGGTAACAGCGTTAGATGCTATCTCACTGGCGGTTATAGTTCCTGCTACTATCTGCGTTGCCGTTACTGCGTTTGCTGCAATAGAATCTTGATTTACCGCATCCGTTGCGATCAAGGCATTGGTTACGGCATCATCTGCGATCTTTGCGGTTGTAACTGCATCTGCGGATATTTGTGCTGATGTGACTGCGTTGTCTGCAATCTTAGCTGCTGTTACTGCATCCGTACCTAGTTTGGCTTCAACTATCGCACCTGCAGCAATGACATCTCCCTGTATGGCTGCAACTGCTATCTTGGCATTGGTTACGGCTTGTGCTGCAAGTTTTAGTGTTGTGATAGAGCCGTCTGCCACACCTGCTGCAGCAAAGTTACCACTAACCGAACTGCTAAATGATGAGTGTTGTCCTGAATGGTTGATCGCCCTTACCCAAAAGAAGTAAGTAGTGCCTGCTGTTAGATTATCCTGATCACCAAATAAAGTCGTGGTTACTGC